TATATTATTTAAAAAGAAGAGGATATAGAGGGTATTCTATGAACAGACCAGATAAAAGTTATAATAAATTATCTGTAACAGAAAAAGAAGTGGGTGGAATTCCAAACTCTTCTGAAGATATTAGACAGGCACACGCAGCAGCTATTGAATCGTATATAGATAGACATGTAGGATTAAAAGAAGATAACAACTATGGAGATCTTTATTTTGACCGTACATTAAATGATTGGGCTTTGTTTGATATAAATAAAAGAACAAAATTTGATGCAGCAATAAGTTCAGGGCTTGCAATAATGGCATGTAACAAAAATATGTATGCTCCTGCTGTAGTTAAAACAACAAAAAAATTAGAATTTGAATTTAAAAAATACAATAATCAAGGAAGTTTTTCAAAAATATTAAAATAAATGGCAAAGTCACACCCAACAGGATTATTCCCAAGTCAATCAGTATCTAATGCAGAAAAGTCAAGTTTAGAATATGGGCAAAAGATAGGAAAAGCTATTGAATCAGAATGGTTTAAAAAAGATTCAGGTACTTCAAGGTATCAGTCTAATCGTGAAAGTTTTCATAGATTAAGATTATATGCAAGAGGAGAGCAATCAATACAAAAGTATAAAGATGAGTTGTCAATTAACGGAGACTTATCTTATTTAAATTTAGATTGGAAGCCAGTGCCGATTATTCCTAAATTTGTTGATATTGTTGTTAATGGTATTGCGGAAAGAATGTATGATATAAAAACATATTCGCAAGATCCTCATTCAACGCAGGCTAGAACAAATTACATGGAAAATATTCTTAGAGACATGAAAGCAAAAGAATATATAGACACTGTACAACAAGTATTAGGCGTAAACACATATAATACAGACCCTAAAAACTTACCTGTAGACGAAACAGAACTTAGTGTACATATGCAGCTAGATTATAAACAAAGCATTGAGATAGCACAAGAAGAGGCTGTAAATAATGTATTTGATTTAAATAAATATCAATTAACAAAGAAAAGATTAGATTATGATATAGCAGTTATAGGAATGGGGTGTGTTAAAAATGGTTTTAATAAAGCAGAAGGAATTACAATAAATTATGTTGACCCAGCTGATATTGTATATTCTTTTACAGAGTCACCTTATTTTGATGATTTATATTATGTGGGAGAAATAAAAAAATTAAGTATAGTTGAACTTAAAAAACAATTTCCTGAAATTACTGAAGAAGAAATAAAAAAAATAGAAGATAATGGGGTTGGTTCAGAAACTTTATTATATAATAAATCATATGGAGCTTTAGACGGAGATGACGAGGGCTATGTATATGTGCTTTATTTTGAATATAAAACTTATCAAAATCAAACTTATAAAATAAAAAATACAGCAACAGGTGGTAAAAAAGCAATTAAAAAAGACGACACTTTTAACCCTCCCTCTGATCAAAGATCTCGTTTTGAAAAGGTAAATAGAGCTATTGAGGTTTTATATTGTGGAGCAAAAATTATTGGAAGCGAAAACGTATTATCGTGGGGAATAGCCGAAAACATGACAAGGCCTAAATCAGATGTTACAAAAGTTCAAATGTCATATAACATTGTAGCACCTAGAATGTATAAGGGAAGATTAGAGTCTTTAGTAAGTAGAATGACTACTTTCGCAGACATGATTCAATTAACTCATTTAAAATTACAACAAGTTTTGTCTAGAATGGTCCCAGACGGTGTTTTTCTTGACGCAGATGGAATAGCTGAAGTTGATTTAGGAAACGGAACAAATTATAATGCACAAGAGGCATTAAATATGTTTTTTCAAACAGGGTCGGTTATAGGAAGATCAATGACGCAAGACGGAGATTTTAATAACGCAAGAGTTCCAATACAAGAATTACAAACAGGAAGTGGAGGAGGAAAAATACAATCTTTAATTACTGCTTATAATTACTATTTGCAAAACTTAAGGGATGTTACTGGATTAAATGAAGCGCGTGATGGGTCTATTCCAGATAAAAATGCTTTGGTAGGGCTGCAAAAATTAGCTGCTGCTAACTCAAACACTGCTACTCGCCACATATTACAATCGGGATTGTATCTTACTTTAAAAACTGCAGAATCTGTAAGTTTAAGGATTTCGGATGTTTTAGAATATGCTAACACAAAAAATCAATTTATAAACTCTTTAGGAAGATTTAATGTGGCTAATTTAGAGGAGGTAGCAGAATTATATTTACATGATTTTGGAATATTTTTAGAATTAGCTCCTGACGAAGAAGAAAAACAACTATTAGAAAATAATATTCAAATGACTTTATCTAAAGATCAGATAAATTTAGAAGACGCTATAGATATAAGAGAAGTTAAAAATTTAAAACTAGCTAATCAGCTGTTAAAATTAAGACGCCGAAAAAAAATGGAAGAAACTCAAGCTATTGCTAGAAGAAATATAGAACTACAATCTAAATCTAATGCAGAAGCAGCTCAAGCAGCAGCTTCAGTTGATATGCAAAAAAATCAATTATCTACAGAAAACAAAGTAAAATTATCTCAAGCGCAAATAGAATTTGATATAAAGAAATTAGAGAGGGAAGCAGCTATTAAGAAAGAACTTATGCTTCATGAATTCCAATTAAATGTAAAGCTTAAAGAAATGGATTTACGAGTGATTAATGATAAAGATAAGTATCGTGAAGATAGAAAAGACGATAGAACAAAAATACAAGCTTCACAACAATCTGAATTAATAGACCAAAGAAAAAATAATAAACCACCGAAAGATTTTGAATCTGCAGGATTTGATACTTTAGGAGGATTTGGTTTAGAACAATTTGAACCAAAATAATAAATAAATAAAAATGGGTCAAGCAAAGGTTAATTTTTCTTACCTTTATAAAAAGAATAAAAACAATTATATTATATCATGTCAGAAGAAATAAAAGCAAAGGTTGTAGAAGATGAAAATCCGTCTACAGCTGAAAAAGAAACTAAAGTTCTTAAAAAAATGGGACTTGATACTGGAGCCGAAACGGTTACCAAAGTAGATTTAAGAAAACCTAAAGAAGAAAAAGATGCCATTCAAGAGCAAAGCACAGATGAGGTTCTTATACGCAACGAATCCAGCGCTAGCGAAGAAGTTCAAGAAAAAAACGAAGCGCAGCCTAAAAAGTTTACCGACGAAAGTAAAGAAGAAAAAGAAGCGGTAATTGAAGAAGTTGCAAAAGAGGAGTCTAAAAAAAATCAAATAAAAATTGAAGAGCCTAAAGAGGTAATAAAAAAAGAGCCTGAAATAAACATACCAGAAGGCATAGCGGATCTTGTAAATTTTATGAATGAAACGGGGGGTTCTATGGAAGATTATATAAGGCTAAATAAAAATTACGAGGGGTTAGATAATAAAGATTTAATAAAAGAATATTATGCTACCACAAAACCTCATTTAACATCAGATGAAATTAATTTTTTAATAGAAGATAATTATTCGTTTGATAAAGATATAGATGACCCACTAGATATTAAAAGAAAAGAATTAGCATATAAAGAAGAAACAGCTAAGGCAAAACAATATTTAGAAAGGCAAAAAAATCAATACTATAAAGAAGTTAAAAACACAGGCAGTTTAAGTACTGAGCAGCAAAAAGCTGTAAACTTTTTTAATAGATACAATACTGAGCAACAAGAAATTGCTCACCAACAGGAAAAAGCGTCAAATCAATTTAAACTAAAAACAAATGAAGTTTTCAATCAAGAATTCAAAGGTTTTGATTTCAATATTGATAACAAAACATTTAAATATAAATTGAAAGATGTAGACAATGTTAAAAATACTCAAATGGATGTTATGAACGTTATTGGTAGTTACCTTGACGAGAACAGAACTCTTAAAGACGGGTATGGTTATCATAAAGCATTATTTGCCGCTAGAAACGCTGATAACATTGCAAATCATTTTTATCAACTTGGTAAAACAGAAGCTGTTAAGGAAATCGCATCGGAATCTAAAAATATAAATATGGATCCGCGACAAACTAGTTCAGGGGTTGTTGAATCAGGAGGAATAAAAGTACGAGCAATATCAGGAGACGATAGCTCAAAGCTACGTATTAAATTAAAAAAATAATTAATAATTAAAATTAAAATAAAATGGCAGCAATAACTCCAACAGCTGGAGGCTCGTTGAATTCAACACCGGCACCAGCTAAACAGACATTATCGTCTAACTACCTATCTTTTACAGGTGGTTCAAACGATTGGTCTCAACAGTATTTACCAGATTTATATGAGCAAGAAGTAGAAGTATTTGGAAACAGATCAATAGCTTCTTTCTTAAGAATGGTAAGTGCGGAAATGCCTATGACTTCTGACCAAGTAGTTTGGTCTGAGCAAGGTAGATTACATTTACACTATAAAGGCGCATCAGTAGCTAACACTGGTGTAATTACAATAGCATCTTCAGGAACTCACGCAGTAAGAGTTGGGCAAACTATCGTACTTAGCGATAACCAAGCTTCTCCTACAGTAATTAAGTGTTATGTTTCTGCAGTAGCAGCTGACAACACAACTCTAACAGCAATACCTTATACAGGTGCTGCAACAGTAGGGGCAGTGTCTGGATTTGATACCGCTGATGATAGCGCGTCTAACACATGTGATTTCTTCGTATTCGGTTCTGAATTCAAAAAAGGAACAGCAGGTATGACTAATTCAGTTCAACCTTCTTTTGCTTCTTTAACTAACAAACCAATTATCATTAAAGATAAGTATGAAGTTTCAGGATCGGATTCTTCTCAAATTGGATGGGTTGAAGTAACAGGAGAACAAGGACAGTCAGGTTACCTATGGTATTTAAAAGCTGAAGGTGATACAAGACAAAGATTTGAAGATAACTTAGAAATGGCAATGATTGAAGGTGAACTAGCAGCAGCAGCTGGTGGTGTAGACTCTCAATTAGGTACAGCAGGATCAGAAGGAACTGCAGGTACTGAAGGTCTTTTTGCGGCAGTAACTTCAAGAGGTCATGTTACAACAGGTATTGCAGGTTCTTCAACAGCTGATGATTTAGGATCTTTTGATAACATTCTGAAAAAATTCGATGCACAAGGTGCTATTGAAGAAAACATGATGTTTATTAATAGAGAGGTATCTTTAGCAATTGATGATATGTTAGCAGCACAAAATTCTTATGGTTCAGGTGGTACATCTTATGGTGTATTTTCTAACAGCGAAGATATGGCGCTTAACTTAGGGTTTTCTGGTTTTAGAAGAGGTTCTTATGACTTCTACAAAACAGACTGGAAATACTTAAATGACGGTTCAACAAGAGGTATTATTGAAAACGACGTAAGAGGTATAATTGTGCCAGCTGGTACATCTACTGTTTATGACCAAATTCTTGGTAAAAACATTAAAAGACCTTTCTTACACGTAAGATATAGAGCTTCTCAAACTGATGATAGAAAAATGAAATCTTGGACAACTGGATCTGTTGGAGGAAACTTCACTTCAGATTTAGATGCAATGGAGGTTCACTACCTATCAGAAAGATGTTTAATTACACAAGGTGCAAACAACTTTATGTTATTAACTTCTTAAATTTTTCTCTGTAGAGCAGGGCGTTGTAATAGCGCCCTAGCTTTACTTTTTACTAACTTATATTATATTATATCATGAATAAAAAAACAAAAGCTCAAAAGAGCACAGAAACAGTCGTTGCAGAAGCACCTGTTAAAGAAATTATTAAACAAGAGCCAGTAATAAAAAAACCTACTTGGCCGCTAAAAGACAGAATATATGTCTTAAAAGATGGTTTGTCACCACTTAGTTATACAATAAAAAGCTCTAACATATACTATTTTGATGAAGAAAAAGGATATGAAAGAGAATTAAAATATACTTCAAATCAAAAAACACCGTTTGTAGATGAATTTGTGGGAGATTCAAAATTAGAACATATAACTTTTGAAGATGGAAAGTTGAATGTGCCAAAATCTAAACAAACATTACAAAAACTTTTATCATTATATCATCCACAAAGAAATAAATTGTTTTTTGAATTTGATCCAGCAGCACGAGCAGAAGATGAACTAGACTTTATTGAAATGGAAATTGATGCTTTAAACATAGCAATGGACATGGAAATTGACCAGATTGAAGCTATAGTGCGTACAGAAGTTGGAAATAAAGCATCTCAGATGTCTTCTAAGGAACTTAAACGTGATTTAATTAATCTAGCTAAGAAAGATCCTAGAATGTTCTTAGAATTAGCTTCTGATGAAAACATAAATATTAGGAATATGGGTATTAAAGCAGTTGAAGCAGGTATTATTAAACTTTCAGCTGACCAAAGAACATTTACCTGGGGCTCAACTAATAAAAAATTAGTTACTGTTCCTTATGAAGAAAATCCATATTCAGCTTTAACAGCATTCTTTAAAACCGATGAAGGTGTTGAAGTTTATACTGCTGTTGAAAAAAAATTAAAATAGTCAATAATAGTCACGGCCCTTAATTGGGCCAAAGGCTATAATAAATAATAATATGGCCATAAATGTAAATACAGTATATAGAACCGTACTATCTCTTCTTAATAGAGAGCAACGAGGATTCATGACACCCGATCAATATAATAGGTTTGCCAGAATGGCACAACTTGAT